AGCTGCTACACCAAAGGACCGTTTTGGTGCAGAGGATGAATGAAATCCACTACTATGACTCGTGCGTCCCCCCTCGTATCCACGCCCTCCGTTTCTAGAACCACCTCCTCCGTAACCGCCACCTCCTCCTCCGTAACCGCCACCACCTCCTCCGTAACCACCGCCTCCTCCGTACCCAGGACCACCATAACCACGTCCACGCTTCCCATGACTCACCGATTCAAAGCCATCTTCCGACGGAGCTGAACGACGATCCGAAGAAAGTCCAGGAAACCGATTGCGATCATCGCGCTCTTCACGAAACAACGCCAACTTGGAACACACCGCTAGAAACTCGGGAGAAGCGACCCGAGACGACTCCCGAAGAGCCAACACCGCTTTTACAGATTCAGAAAGAAGAGATGTCATTTACAAACGTTACGATTAGAAAGAATTGTCAGGTACGCACTTGGTCCCACCCATTCAGCGTCCAAATGGCTTCAATTTTTTGTCACGCTGAGAACACATGTGGGGGGATAAGCTTGCGTCCGATCTTCAATTAGACTCCTTTGCGTCCACCGTAGGTCTTCAAACACCGTGGGGGACTCAAACCTTTCAAGAAGGCCTTCTAGCTCCTACATCGGATCCTGCAACCATCAAACGCCGTCAATTGCCTCTTCTCGGCTTACGAAAGGAAGATACAATTCGGAAGGCCATTTTGTCCGATCTAGCGACGGTGACGTTGGATGCCGAAGTCCTAGATGACTGTTTAGCAGAACCCGATGAACGCGTCTCGGAATCCGTGTCGCAAATCCTATGGTCACCTGACAATGTCACTGCCTTTCTCAATACTAGCCCGATGGTGCTCAATGGTATGCTAACATGGAAGACAATTGTCTTACCCGGCATATCCCTTCTTACACCTCTTCTTGCACTCGTCCTGCCCTTCATTCTTGCCTTTGTAGTGCCCGGACAAAAGCAAAGCTCTACGGAAATCCTGCAGACAATTCGCAGCGTCATCCGCAGTCAAATCACACTTCCCGCACCGATTATGGAACGAGCCTCTACTTCCCGCTTCGGCTCCATTCTAGAAATGTTTTTCATCGGCTTTGCACTTCTCATGTTTATTAGTGGCTTATGGCAACAAATTACAGCGGCCCTACATCTTCGGTCTATCTGGTTTGATGTGGCAGAACGAGGTACAACGATTCTGCGTACGGTTGCGACAGGAAAACGAATCTTGGGTCGTCTGGAATCCATGGCTCTCAAGCACAGTCGTGCATGTCGTTCTCTCATAGAGGCCGGTCGTGAAGCCGTCCAAGCCTGTGCCATTTACGAGGGCCTGGATGGAGGAGCAGCCTATGGAGCAACATGGAATTCCTCGGATGCCCTGGCGGATCTAGTAGACTGGCTTGCGCTCATAGATGTACATGCGACCATCGCTAATTTGGATGGCGTCTGCTTCCCTACCGTAGCTACCGATGTGCGCTTGGATATCACCGGTGTACACCATCCCGCTGTTCCGACGTGTATTCCCAACAACTTTCGTTCGTCGTCCACGAAGAGCCATACCTTGTTAACAGGTCCCAATCGCGGAGGCAAATCTACCTTCTGTAAAGCGGTGGGTCTCTCTATTGTGCTTGCTCAAACCTGGGGCTACGCCTACGCCAAGTCTATGAAATGGTCGCCCTTCTCCGCTGTACTCACTGGCCTTGAACCCTGTGGGAAACTCGGACATCACAGCACCTTTGAAGCTGAAATTGAATTCGCGAAATCGGTGCTGGCGACAGAGGGACGTCCCCTCTTTGTCATGATGGACGAGATCTTTCATTCCACGAATGCCCACGATGGTGTAGAAGCGAGCAAGGTCTTCCTGTCGCAACTCTATGAGATGAAGGATTGCATCTCCGTCGTCTCCACGCACTATGCTGAACTTACGAAGCTCTTTCAATCCGCTACCGCACTGCAGCTTGTCGCCACCGAAGACGCCGGTGTCCTGACATACACATACAAAGTGGCTCCTGGAGTGTCCTCCTTATCTAGCGTGATGGACATCTTGGAAGAGCGAGGACTCCTGCGGAAGAGCGCACCTTCCAAAAGTGCACCCCTACATCAGAAGCCCGAATGAACATATCAGACACGTTCTACATTGCTCTGTGTATGACAGTGCTAATCATAGGCGTGGTATATTGGTTCTGGACGCAAACCCAGCATCTCCAACGCAAAATCAATCTTCTAGAAAACATTGTTTACGAATTTAAGGCGTCTGTGTCGTCTGTGTCTTCTGTTCCTTCACCTTCCGGTGCAGCACCCGAGGCCCCCTTGCCTAGCTACGAACCACCCTCCGAGGATGACGAGGGTCTTCATGAAGACCTCCACTCGGACCTATCCCCGGTGGAAGAGTCTTCTTCCGGAATCGCTGAACCTATCGCAAACAGTGTAGCCGGTGCAACGGTCTCCCTCTCCGATGACCTCCAACCGGGTGGCGTTGGCAGTGGCTTGGATGAACTTATGACTCCCGACTCCAAAATCAAGCCCTCTGCCTTGGAGGCCATGACCCTCAAGGAACTGCGACGTCTCGCCGAACAGCGCAACGTTCCCAACGCCTCCACCCTCCGAAAGCAGGCTCTCATTGAAGCCCTTCGTGGAGATGTAAAGGCACCTGCGCCTGCAGATGACGCACCCCCTGTGTTTGAACCTAGTCGTATTGAATTACAGTAGGTGTAATCATATAATCTTTTTTCTGCGACCAGACAAATGAGCAGCTTAGACTTCATGGCCCTATCGCCCGATGCTTTGGCACAAGTCGGTTGCTACGCAACGGTTGATCCTAGATACGCAGCTCACGGCACACCCGCACGCATGGCCGATGGCCGAGTCTTGACCGACTACAGACCCCGTTGCTTTCAATACCCCACGGTTGCCGCCGCCGAATTCGGTGACAATGATGTGCGCATGCGCATGACACATGGCGCCGAAGTCTTGATGCAACAAGCGCGTGATCTCAATAACCGCAAGGTGACCTCCACCCACTGCGTAGATACCATGGTTCCCGAACTGTTCAAACGTGTCTGCACCTGGAAGGGATGCAAGACGGTTCCGGGCAATTTCCAGGGTATTGGCACGGGTCGTATTTACATTCCCTCAATTTACAAATCAGCCTCAGCCCCCCAGGCGCTCTCGGATGCGACGATTCCTCGGGCTCCCGGCACCTTTCCTCGTGCACCTCCGTCACAACCATCGCAATGCGCGCGCGATGACCCCGAAACGGCCTTTGCTCTAAAGGGTTCTGTGGCCATCTATGGCAGCTCTGCTGCATCGCATCCCTACAGTGCTCCTCGTTCCTAAATATGATTTTTTCCTTCTTTGGTCCGTTGGACTCCAACCAACCAAAATGTGTACCCTTAGAAATGGAACATCCGTCTCAAGGTGATGGCGTAGAAGCCGTAGTAAAACGAAATGCTGGAAATGGTTCCGTATCTGTAAATGGTCGTATTACTGCCCTCGGCACGATTCCCCAAACGATTCGCTGGATAGCGGCTGCTCCCACGACCCGTGGCATCGGCTTCAGTGGCTCTGGACAACCCTATCCCAATAAGGAGATTGCGTACTCCAACACCCCTCACAGTGGAGAAGTGAAGAGCAATGACGGCTCCTTCCAACTCACGTTGAAGGATATTCCCGCCGGATATTTTACGGGCCTCGGCTCCATCTATGTGCCTCCCGTGATTGAATTTGAAACAGTTGCTACGCATATGGGAAAGCCGCAACGCTTTCACACCTATCTCTGGATTACCGACACCGCTGCTCCTTACCGTTGGATTTCCGGCAGCCCGGCGACGCTGCGCCCTGAAGTCGCTACACCTGGCGCAACGGGTCGTTCCATGTATTATATCGGTCGTGAAACCTTGCCCCTCTTTGATAACCAGGAAGCCCAACTGCGCGCAAAGAGCTATCATGGCGATATGGTGGCACGGGGCTGGCCGTCGGCAGATGATGCGCACCCCTTTGTGCATACACCGGCTCCCGCTTAGATTCCTGACAGTAAATTTATGTAGGTTTATATAGAATATGAATGCCCCCCAGGTCAATACAGAACTACATCACCTATATCTGTTCATTATGTTGTACCAGCAGGCACAGTTGTAACAGTTGACAATGCAGGCAAGGGGGTCACCAGCTTTCTACGTAATGGTGTGCCGTTTACTTTGACTGACTTTTCCGTTTATGAGTATATGATTGGAATCGGTTACGAATCTATACCTAGACGTAGCAAAACTCGAAGGAATATGCGCAAATCTAAATCGTCAAGACGCAATCGTATACACTGAACCCCATGAAAATTGAAATCCCTTGCACCCCCTCAGACACAAGCACCATGCCTCCTACAAAAAAAGTTGCGCTCTCAGGAATTCCTGAGGCGCTTATGCCTGCGCTTTCGCGCTATTTAGCAGACCAGAATACAACGGTTGTGACCTGGTCTCCTTCTCTTTCGCACCTTATTTGCGGCGCCTCGGCGTCCTGGAAGGTGACCGAAGCCCAACGGCTCGGCATTCCTCTGACACCCGTCGCATCCTTACACCTCGGCGCAGCAAAGCCCTTATTGGCCGATGCACTTAAGCCAAAATCCTTGGCAGACGTGATTGGACACGCTACGCAGATAGCGACCCTGATGACATGGTTACAATCGTGGGACCCGGTCAAGGGATGGCCGTCCACGCAAGAAGACAGGGCCGCCCTCCTGACAGGTCCTCCTGGAATTGGCAAGACGACTGTCGCCCACTTGGTGGCCAAAGCGTGTGGTTTTACAGTGATAGAACGCAACGCCAGCGACGAACGTTCCGCCAACGCCATCAAGGCACTCTTTGAAACGGCAGCGAAATCCAAACACTGCGGTGAGAAGCGAGTCCTCATTATGGATGAAGTGGACGGTATGAGCAGTGGCGACCGAGGCGGTGTAGGAGAACTCGCCCGTATCTGTAAACTCTCCACCTTTCCCATCCTCTGTATTGCGAATGAACGTACCGCACCGAAGTTGCGTCCTCTCGCCTCTGCTTGCATGGATGTGCGCTTCTCTCGTGTGGCCAAGGGCGTGATTGCGAAAGCTCTTACAAAACGTCTCGGTGTCCCTACAGCTGATTTAGAGCGCCTTGCAGAGCAAACGGGCAATGACATTCGTGCGCTACTCAATACCGTGCAGTTTTACAAGACCAAGGTTGGAGAGACAAAGGACGAGATTCTCCGTACGGATTTATTCTCAGCGGCGGGGCGATTGTTCTCAGGTGCGAGTGCATCATTAGACGATAAATCCGCCCTCGTCTTTGTGGATTACGGCGTCGTGCCCCTCATGGTCGCCGAAGGCTATATCGCCGCCGCTGGAAGACCCCGCGCCCCCTGTTCCGTCGTAGACCAGCTTGACCGGTGCGCAGCTGCCGCCACCTTGATAGGAACCGCCGATATCCTAGACAAACGTATTCACCGGTCGCAAGCATGGGGTCTCATGACGCACAGCGCTGTGGCCATCGCCGGTGCTGCCGCCGTCACGGGCGGCCCCGCTCCCTTTCAGCTCTTTCCCTCGTGGCTCGGCAAGCGAAGCAAGGCGGAGAAACAACGGCGATGGCTGTCGGATCTGTCCAAACGTATCGGTTCACCCGCTCTAGATGCTCGCGATGTGTTGCGGGCGCGGCTCTTTCGGCCTACCCTCGGCGTACAAGGAATTGTGGATACACTGGAATCACTTCACATGACACGGGATGATATGATGGAAACGCTGACGGAGATTTCTTACACAGGTGATACTCTTCCCGTCTTGGATACCAAGACGAAAGGGGCGATTTCCCGAGAATGTACGAAACGAGGACTGAATGCATCCACCGTGACAATGTCTCATGACGACGAGGGTGACAGCGAGGACGAAGCGATTACATCATAGGCTGATGCTGCATGACTCCGTTTGTATTGATGGTGAGGGCTTGTCCTGCAGTGGCAGTAAACCCTTCGGCTCTGTAATACACCATCAGAGCACACGACGCAAGGAGCACAGCGACGACAAAGATAAAAAATATATGGGTATCCTTCATTTATTCTACAAGGTATGTATATTTTTCTATAAGAAATATGTACATACAATACGCTAAAACTACTTACATGTTTATACGCGACCAGGGAATCCAACCAGGTTGGCACCCAGACCGAAGCCTGCACCCTGGCGAGCCGTCAGGCCAATAGAGGGCGAGAGCAGATCCAGAATGGCAAAGACGGCAGCGGCGACAAAGGCGACAACCACGATCTCCTCCACGTCGGGAGTCTTGCGGGGGATGATGGTCATGGCCACCGCCACAGCCAGACCCTCCAGGAAATACTTGATGACACGTGTCACGAGTTCGGAAATTGAAAGGCCGTCCATGAGTTCTTTATACCTCGGGGGGCGAAAAAAATCTAGACCGCTGCTTTTACAGCCTGCCTTTGCAGCCGCAGGCTGCGATAAAGTTTAAAGCCGGAAGTATGTTCTACATCCAGAAGCCATGTCCACAGAAGAAGAAAAGAAGGAAGTATATCTGGAGGCCGACAAAGAACTCCCCGGACAGCATTATGTGGCACTCAGTTTCTTGAGTCCCAACAAGGTCCTGGAAAACAAGGATATTTATTTCTTTTCCGAATTTCTTAAGGACTATGAACTTCAGTACAAGATTAAAGCGACGGAGTCCTTTGTCATGAAGAAGGTGGCGGATCTCCAAACGGCCCTCTCCAAGGTGCAAGACGTCTTTGAACTTGCCAAGTCGGGGAAGACAACCATAGAGGTCACCGACCTTAGTGGTGCGTCGGAGGTCCTGGCGGAGACCCGGAAGACTCTGACGGCCGCCACCGTCAGCGATCTGGAGGCCCACGTCAAGGCCGAAATGTCGGATTTCCGTGTGTCCAAAATCAAGGAGGATTACGAAACCTATATGTACAAGAACAAGAAGAAGTTGGAGGACGACTTCTTCGCTGCCAATAGCTTTCGCACTACGATTCAGGGGCTCAAAGTGCGCGGCGTGTACGACACTTACAATGAGGCCTTGAACCGTGCAAAGACCTTGCAGAAGTTAGACCCCTCTTTCAATGTGTACGTCGGACAGGTAGGATTCTGGCTTCCTTGGGATCCGGAGCCTCACGCCGTCGCTGACCAGGAATACGCCGACGAGCAGCTCAATACGCTAATGAAGAAGTACCGTGAGAATGAGTCCACCCGTGACGAGTTATACGCTGCCGAGAAGGTCAGTCGCATGGGAAATGCGAAGGTGAAGGGCACAGCGGCCAAGAGTACCGCCCAGATTGGTGGGGCCGCTTCCACAACTGAAGAGCCTCCCAAGTCTATGTTTGAGGCCGAGGATCTCGGTATCAGCCGTCGTCGGGAACGCCTGGAGAAGAAGGTGGATGAAGCTGTAGAGACAGTCGTCAAGAATGTTGTGACACATGCATAAACCCACGTGTAAATTTTCAATTGTATGAGTCTAAAGATTTAGCCACATACGATGTTCAGAATGCTTACGACTCTTGCAGACGTGGAAGCATATTACGCAAAGAAGGAGCCTGAGAGACACAAGGTTCTGTATGAAGCATTTGCGCAGAATATTACCGAGAAAAATCCCTCTGTTGCAAAGGCATTTGAAGTCGGCGAAGGCTTTGGAGAGCTTGCCTTTTGCTGGCAATGGCAAATCCTCGTAGATGCTATGAAACCTGATTTCAAGTTCTTGGAAATCGGTGTCTACAAGGGTCGCACCCTGGGCATTGTCCAGCTCTTGACGCAACAAACGGGAAAGCCCTGCGAGATTTACGGTTTGACGCCTCTTTCCAACATCGGTGATAAATACAGCCGTTATGCAGATGAACCGTATGGACCGGCGATTAGTGGTAACCTCGTCAAAATGGGAGCACGAGAACCACTAGATATTCAGCTGATTGAGGGGTTGAGTACGGACGCCGCTGCTATAACGACCGCGGCGAATCAAGGACCCTACGATATCATTTATATTGATGGCGGACACGACTACGAGGTTGTTTGCCACGATATTGCGACCTTTGTGCCCATGCTCAAGAAGGGAGGCTATCTTGTCATGGACGATGCATCGCTCCTTCTAGAAAATCCCTACGGTCAATTCATTGGGCATCCAGATGTATGCAATGCGATTAAAGACAAAATAGATGGACGCAGCGACTTGACACACCTGTTTGCGGTGGGACACAACCGTTGTTGGAAAAAGGTATAGGCTATTAAATATAGAACCACCGAAGGTGGTTCTGTTTGATAAGACTATACCGACCAAAAGGTATAGGCTATAAAACATTCCTTGTAGAACCACCGAAGGTGGTTCTATGAGTCTGTTTGATAAGACTATGCCGACCAAAAGGTATAGGCTATACCGACCAAAAGGTATAAACATTACTTGTAGAACCACCATTAGTATTCAATCCCCAGAAAGGTGCGCTTTCGCAAATCATCCGGCGGTAACGCTTTATAACTTGGAATCGTGTAGGTCAAGTCTCCTCCACCCATTAAGGTGGTGGTGAAATGCAGATTCAGCTTGTTGGGACCCACCAAAAGGGTGATTTCGTTATATTCATCAAATTTTTTATACCCAATCTTGTTCAAATGTGCTATGAGCGGCGCTGCAAAAGATTGGTCCTTTAGTTCTGTCTGCAAGACACGGATCATACCGTCTCGCACCTTGCGACTTGCAATCTTGAATTCCTGTTTCATCGTTCCAATCACGTTATGATTCATAGTGTGATTAGACCTGTCTTTTCGTGGTTTTGTTCAATTTTTGGGCTCAGAACCCCACCATATACCGCTCAATCCGATGGTACAGAATTGTGCAATTTATGTAGAGTCCAGCCAAAACAAACATGAAGGTAGACATCAAACACACTTGTACTGCACTGTTATTCGGATCCAGCAAATCGTAAAGCGGATGATGACGGGACTCGGGTCGCCAATTGGAAAGACGCAGCAACAAGCCAAACAATGCAGCCAGCGGTGCAAGAAGCAATAGATTCACACCGTTTCTAGAAAGAAGCATTTGATTTGCATGCAGAACCGTTCACAAATCATCAATTTTTCAACGATCGGAAAATTGAGCCCCCCAGCGCTCCATTGTCAACCCTCAATCCCATGCGCACCTTGTATCTTGTCCCCACATCCTCCGATGCCAAATCCGCATATGAATCCGTCAAAGAGGCCTATCTCGCCAAGCCACTGGTAGAGCGTGATGCAGGCTTAGACCTTATTAGCGACGAGCTTACGGTCACCGGCTTCGGCGTCCGCATTCCCCAACAGACCTCTGCAGCCCTCTATGACTCGGCGGTCGGTGGGTTCCGTGCGTTCTTTCTACTTCCCCGTTCCTCCCTGTCTAAAACAACCCTGCGTCTCTCTAATTCCATCGGACTCATTGATGCAGGCTATCGTGGCACGCTGCTTGCAGCGGTAGATAACCACGGAACGGCTCCTACAGCTGTGACAAAGAACACCCGCCTCTTTCAAATCTCGGCTCCCGATCTGTTACCCTTTGAGGATATCCAGATCGTAAATGAAATACCAGGCGGTGCGACACTACGAGGCAGCGGAGGATTTGGCAGCACGGGTGTAACAGTTGACGATGGGGTCGCCTCACGAACTTATTTCGGTGTATAAGGCAAATGAACGCAGACGTCATCTTTCTGGAACAAACGCTCTTTATGATTTTTCTATGGCTCGGCATTTGGGGCATCTCAGAACGCATACTATCTCACGCCTCTCCGAATTCTAAAACGCTCTTGTATGGATCTTTTGTCGTTCTGTCTCTAGTCTTTTTGTATCTACGAGGACATACATCAAGACTTGCATGTCTGTAAGGCAGCTCATAAGCCCTTCCCCCCGCACAATTTGGACGCTCATTCTCTACGGATTCAAATATATTATATGTGAATCTGATGAACGCATGGGTGCAACTATTTCTGATGCATATAGTCTTGTATCATAACAATATAATTAGTTTGCATATTAAAATACAGAACAACGAAATACATTCCTGCGAGAGTCATTTGAAATTCACGTGCATAATCTGCCATATACACCGCTAATAAATATATGGTAGACACAACAATGAAGGTCTGTAGCAAAATATAATATAACACCGTGTCGCCCAGTACTTTATCTTTTTGTAGCTTTTTTATAATTACATCCGTGTAGTGACCAAGTATTGCTGCGGGAATTATATAGAATAAAATCTTTAATATAAATGAAAAAAATTTGTCTTGTGCACGAAATGTTCCAAATTCAGTCGCTCGTTGGACTATATTCGCTAACATTCTTTATACAATTGACATATTTTAATCCACACAATGTCTAGCCTAATACTTCTTGACCTGTACGACAGGACCTTTGGTGCCGCCCGTAGATGACGTCAAGGACGGCGCCGTCTCTCCCGCTGCTTCCGCCGCCTCCTTCTGTCGTTCGTACTCGGCGGAACGAATCCATTGTTCTCTAGACCCAATTTTGAAATCCGGATGCGACTGTGCCTTGTACCAAAACACGCAGTCCTCAATCTTGTTCGTCTTGGCGCCGTTGTGAATCACCAAGCATTCGTAATCCTCCGTACACTGGTCCATAATCTGGCAAAATAGCTCAAATGTCGGAAAAATGCCCGCAAACTGCTCGTAAATCTTACGACGCGCACTCACCTGATTCTCTCTCAGAATAAAGACGTAATCCACCTGACCACGCAACACCGGTGGAATACCCATCACATACTGCAGGGCCAAAATGTATAGAAGTCCGTAGTGACGCCCGTTCATAAAGAGCGAACGAATAAACTTGTCGTTCAACCACTTCGTGTCGTACATACAGTCGTCCATGACGATGAAGGCCCTGCGATCCAAGCCACTAGACCCTCGCAATTCCGTCTCCTTACGAATTTGCTTCGTAATCGCATCCTGACGTTTAAGCACATTCGCAATCACCGACGAGTTGAATTCGTCGTGAATAAAGAGCGACGGCACAATCGTAGAATAGAAGGCGTTGGCACCCTCTGTACCGGAAATGACGGTTCCAATCGGAAAGCGCTGCTTGTACCACATCAAATCCTTGATGAGCCACGACTTGCCCGTACCTCGTCGCCCGATGAAGAGCACCACAGAATCGTCGGGAACCATATTCATATTGAACTTGGACAGACGAAGATTGACGGTGGGTCGGGGAGTTTCTGGGTTTCCCCCCATCGCAGGTAAGATAGACGACAGCGTAGACATTCTTCTCTAACCCTGTGATTGTAATTTTCGCAGAAACGCACTGTTATGCGGATGAGACCTGGAAACAGACTCCATCCTTACGACAGATGCCCCCGAAGGCCAAATTAGTCAAAAAGCCCCTTAAACTTCCCAAGGCCGACCCCCACCGTGTCGCCCCGTCTGTCACGGAACTCCCCTTCACCCTGCCAATTGTCAACTCCCCTGTCCCCGCCGCTCTCAGCTGCTCCGAGTTTCAACAGGCCCAGCCCTTCTTCTCTGCCCTGGAGCGTGTCGTCCCCGAATTAACAAGCAACAGCACCCGATACAAGCAATGTTGGACGGGGGTCTCGGAAGAGTCCATTGCAGCCTTTACGCAAAAAGACCCCGACTCACATTTCCTATGGTCTCTGACCCTCAAGGACGGAACCACCCATCCTGTATTTCTAAAACGGGCGCACTTGTTGGATCCCATCAGTTACATGTCGGGAACCTATTTAACACCGAGCAACGGAGGTCTTCCTGCGCCTGCTGAACCCTGGCGCAATGCCCTAGAGAAGATGAACGACCCCAATAACGAAGCCTACGTAGATGCACTGTTTGCTCTGTACGCCAATCAACTTGTGCTGAACAACATCAGCCCTCACTGGTGCCGTTGTTACGGAACCTTTGCCGCCACCGCCAATACCTATCTGTACGACATCACGGAAGAGTACGACTCGCTCAAACAGAATCCCTGGTGGCACCGCAACCAGCGAAATGGGCTCTTCTCTATCTTTCATGACGAGGAAGACGACGGAGCCTTCAAAGCCATCGCCGAAAGCGCCGGCACTGACCTAGGAAGTTCCGATTTTACAGAATTGACAGAGGATTTGGTATCTGCAGTGTCTGTCCCTACAAGTGGCGAAGAACCCGCTGCTGTTTCGGAAAAACCCGTGCGACTTCGTACGCCCAAGATTCGGTTCAAGCCCCTGGTGTCAAGTTCCACCTCTGATGACGACGAAGACGACGACGATGACGACGAAGACGCTGAATTCGCCGAATTTACAAACTTTCCCGTACAAGTAACACTGCTGGAATGTGCCGACGAAACCCTAGAAGACCTTGCCGACGATGAGGCCGAGACGCCGCTCGCCGAACGAGACGAGAAATGGACCGCCTGGCTCTTTCAAATCTGCGCCGCCCTTGCCTGTGCACAGCACCTCTTCGGATTCGCACACAACGACTTGCACAGCAACAACGTCATGTGGTCGGCAACGGAGAAAACGCATCTGACCTATCGCATTCATTCCAAAAAGGAAACCTACACGGTTCGTGTGCCTACCTACGGCAAACTGATGAAGATTATAGACTTTGGTCGTGCTTCCTACACGCTGCCCTGCGGATTCTTCATCAGTGATGCATTTTACCCAGGCAATGACGCCGCCGAACAGTATAACTGCGAACCCTTTTACGACCCCAAGGCGGGTCCTAAGCTAGAGCCCAATCCATCGTTTGACCTGTGCAGGTTGTCTGTCTCCCTCATTGATTCCTTGTTCCCCGAACGGCCTGTCGCAGCCTCGCCTGTGCGCATTATGAGTAAGGAACCAGGCAAAATGTACACCGAAACAGTGTCGCCTGTCTATAACTTGCTATGGTCCTGGCTTCTAGATGATGAGGGCATCAATGTATTGCGCACTCCCGACGGAGAGGAACGCTATCCCGAATTTGATTTGTATTGCGCCTTGGCTGCGGATGTTCACGGCGCCGTTCCCAAACATCAACTCGTAAAACCTATGTTTTCCAAATACAGAAGTCTGCCCTTAGCAGGCGAACAAGTGTATGACCTGCATGTATAGTTTTTTTGGTGCGCTACATCAGAGTGATGAACAAGTATCTCCAGGTCGCGTTGTATGCCTTTGCCATGGTCCTCCTCGTGCTAGGCGGTATCAAACTTGGCATTGTCGGTTTGACCAGCACCTTGAGCATTCAGGGGTACAAGGTTCCCACCGTCTTTCTTCTTTTGGTGGGGTTCGCAGCCCTTTGCGTGGGTATGGTGCGGGATTTCTACCTTCCCTTTCTCGGCGAAACACTCGTGCCCTGCTCGGTTCTGGAGGTGAAAGCCCCGGACAACGCTGACGCAAGTGTCACCGTCCTTGTCACTCCAGGAAGAAAGGTGCTGTATTGGGCCGCGGAACCTGAGAACGAGTCCCTACATACCTTGCTGAACTGGCGTTCGGCATATTTGGAGTACAAGAATGCCGGTGTTGCGATGTCAGATTCCGACGGTCATGCTGTATTGAAAGTGCGAAAGCCACAGGGGTACAGTGTTCCTACAAGGGTGTTGCCTCCTCATGTCCACTATCGTGTGTGCGGCGATGAGGGCTTCCTCGGCCCTGTCCGAACCATAAAATTGGACGGCAAGGAACTGTTTGAAGACTATGCACCTGCAGACAAGGATATTCCCTTGACGGGCAATGACAACAATCGGTACGGAATGCCGCCCAGGCAGTTTGCGGGACCGACTGAGCTGGGCGAGGGCTTTATCAATCCCGAGACCCAAGAGACTGTGCCAGGTGCGCCCTTTCTGTACACCAATCCTGGAAATGTCGCTTCCACGATTCGTGAGTATGCTGCGGATACGGCAGAACGAGCGGCAACCTTGATGCCGCAATCAGGAGCCCTGGTGGCCGATGCCACTGAGAACGAAGCGCCCTTTACAGCGGGCTTGCCTGGCGCTAATGCAGGATATGTGGAGGGATAATATAAAAATAAAAATACATTATATATGGAAGCCGAACTCGCCGCATTACGCATAAGAGCTGATGAAATGTATGATAAATTTCCACGCACAAAGCGGACAAATTTGTACAAATTGATTATGGAAAATGTTGAAAGTCCATTTAAGAATCGTCCCGATAATAGTCACTCAGGAAAAGCTTTTGCTCTAGCACTTAGGGACGCTGACACTCCTATGGCAAACGGGTCACTTTCTGAACTTGTTGAGAACTTGCGAGAACCTTCAATTTCTGGCAACTGACCATTTTTGACAACTGTCAACAAAATTGGGTTGTATAATCTACTAATATCAGGTATGTCGACACTCCATCCTGCTCCTGTCACTTCTGCTGCAGCTGAAAGAAAGCGTAAAAATAGAGCCTCCCGCCGGATTTCTACACGCAATAAGCGCACTAATCGTAGTCGGCGCAATAGACGACATTAAACAAAGTCATAAGATGTTCATTTCATGAACCTATATGAATCAATGACGTCGTGTAGATTTTCGGGACTTGCGACAGAACTTACGATGGGACTTACGACGAGACTTGCGACGGGACTTACGAAGAGATCCCCCACCTCCTGCTGGTGTCGTAAAAGACCCATATTCATCAAAGATCTTCTTCGCACTAGTTAATTTTAACAACTTGTTAGGATGCGAGGCTGAACAATTGCTTATATAATTCTCAACTATCATATCTATCTTTTTGCGAATATCAGTGGTTAGAAGATGTAATTTGCTAGGATTGCTGTAGGTAGGATGATTGGCACTGACATTTGCCTGACCTGTATTTCCTTCCGTTCCAACCAAATACTCCAACAAACTTATTACATTTGGCATGCCTTTGCAACTGGGAGCAGATGCTGCAGATGACGAAGATAAGGCAGATGCCGCAAGATACTCGTCCACTTTTGCTTCAATCGCTTCCGTTGTTGTTAAACGCACCCGTAATCCAGCATTTGTAGACATTTCTATTAGATATAGATATTTTATATCAATAACTAAGTGTATTACACAGCGTATTTAGAAATCACCCGCTCCAGGACCACCACGATTGCCCCCACGGTTGTTGATTTGATATCGTTGCTTCTCTGTGGTGCAAACGCAACCACCAGAGCAGCTAAAGGACGCACCGCAGCACTCGGGCTTGCACTGATTGTTCTTGAACATGAAGAGTTCTCCGTTGTCCAGATTTGGTTCGGGACCTAGCAGAGGCTCATTCGGAGCGGTTGCACGCCAAGGATCCGCCTTGGACTTGATAGCCCCTGTCTTAATGACATTATCGTAAATTCCGATGGGCTGGTAGCCATTTCCACTCGGCGCACCACCAAGCATGTAATTCGCAAATCCTTCGTTCTTAAACGACTCCGGATAGTTGGTGTATCCGTAAATCATGAGCGCATTCGCAACAATCAACAGTCCGAGAAGGGACAGCAGCAGAGTGAGCTTTGCAGAGACCATGGCTTTCTAGGGGTGCGGATTTTTCTCGTAGACGTTTGACCACTGATTCGTAGGTGGCTTCCAGCGCCACAGGTCCTACATCCGAAAAATCACGTAATCCAACGCCCTCCGCCACGAAGGTCCCCTCTTCCGTAAACAGATGCCACCAATGCGTGTCCAAGGATGCCGACGCATCCTCGGGCTGGTTCCAACTCTGTCTGTGCTCCCAACAGCCGGTTGTCATGAATCCCTCTCCTCTTGCGACAGCCGGTGCCTCTCCCTTCCAATACACAACTCCTGTAACGCGGGTCTCGGACCCTGTGGCTGTTAGAACCTTGGATCCGGGGCGAAGGTTGGATATGGGGACTAGCCCCTCCAACGTCCGAATGCGAACGGCGCCGGAGAGTCCCGCTTCCACATCTAAATGCTTTGGTTCCGGCCCAGACGCCGTCGCACCGTTGAGCGTCGCCACGACATACGAATGCCAAGAACGCAACGCCTCCTCGTCCTCAGCGTCCAATTCCTCCCAATCCCCAAAAGTCTGTACCCCCGTAGTCGTAAGAATCGGAATCTTACGGTCCGATGTCAGCAGACAATAGAGATCCGGGACGACTACATTTGTTAGCTTGGCCTCGGGGTGTTCCGCGACTTGGGTGGCACCCGTCACCGAATCGTACACAATATGACTGCCCGTTACCTGTACACCCCACAGCGTGTAGGCCAGTTCCGTCTTGTTCTGAAAGTGCAACACACCCGTCACAATAGCACCGCCCTGCAACCGCTGACCGGGTTGTACATCTGCAATTCGTACAGACCCAGTCGGCGTACAGACGGCCGTATCAGCAGCAAAACACGCAATAGATGAGGTAGCCCCCGCAGCATCATTCGGCATATTTATCTTGGACGCGACTTCGCCCACCATGACGCCTCCCAACACAATCAGCGGAATGAGTGGCCACAGCGTAAAGAAGAACCAAAAAACGAGCACGACCAGAATCACCAAAATCGTAATGGCAATCGTAATCATGAGGCGCATGACACCCAACATGGCACTAAGGGTAGAAAGTCCGGCGTAAATACTCGCTGCTGCCGAGGCCCACGTGCGTTGCATGGCTGATAGCAACTTGGTCACCACCATACGGAGCTCATGTGCCACCATGGAGAAGCGACGCGCAAAGACATCAATCATCTGGTTGAAGCCGCTGAGCAATTTGCTCAGGAGCGCCTTAATGCTAAATAATCCATCGGACGTTGCATTCATAGCGTCCGATATTGCGTTAAACATTTGAAAGACGGGCATCAAGACCACCGCCAAAATCTTGTCAATAAAGACACGGATGACCTCTATAAAGTTATCGGCGCCAAACTGCATCCGGGACCTCGGGTCGTCGTCAGGTTTGAACATCGGTGCCATAAACAACACGAACGGATTCATGCGATACTGTTTCCAATTCGCAGCAATCTCCGCCCGTCGGGAATTTGCATACACAAAGGCAAATCCTAAGGTCAGGACAAGCGTCAGAATCGCAACATTGGCGCCACTCATCTTGAATAGTCGGCCTATTTCCTACCAAAAGTCTAACCTACATGTAAATGGCACCAACTCGTAAATGTATCAAAGGTAAGGAAGTTCGTATAGGAAAGCACGTACGTACACTCAAAAATGGGCGGCGCATCGTCGTCCGTGGCCACTGCGTCCCTAGCAAGCCTGGACTCAAACCCGGTACCGCAGGCATCGGCCCTCTCCGGAAGCACGACCTAGATAAATACGGATACGCAAAGGTGACAACCATGAATGCGGAGGCTCGTCGTGCTGCGTTGGCGAAAGCCGTGGCAGCCTACGGAGCTCTGACGGTCTTTCGCAAGCTCAATGCCATTTCTGTATATACCCGCCGCACCGCTCCCGCCAGTTCCCGCATCTTTCTGGCCGACCGTAATTACGTCCGCAGTAAATATATGTAATAAGACTCTAATTCTATAATAGAAATGGCGTCTTTTACTTCTTTTTTTTACGAATTGTTCTTTGGCTCCAACTGGAGTAAGACATACTGTGAGGATCCTACAAAGGCTGTGCCTGCCGCCAATGTTGCAGCCGCAGTCTTGCCACTTGCCAAGGTAGAGACACCTCCTACAGTGGAACTGGCGCCCGAATTGCTTCCTCTTGTTGCATCCAGCACCTTCAAACGTCGCAGACTAGGAGGACAATCCTAATGGCGGCGTGTATATTTACGTGATTTCTTTCCTGCTCGTTTCGTGTATTTTCGTGACGCATGTTGCTTGGAAGGCTTTACCGACGGAAGATGCGCACGATATTTGTTTCCATGATAGTTTACCTTCACGTGGGGCGCCTTGGGCCCTTTGGGTTTTGGCGCAGAAACAGAAATCATGTTATCCCTGGAGACATATGAATTATAGTTATTATTATTGTATTCATTATTTGAAGATTCTTCAACCTGACGATGTATCTCCTCTAGCATCTTCTGAAATTTTGCGCGCTTCTTCTCTATACCCGCCTTTATGTGCGCCTCCTTGTGAGGAAAGTGATGGCCCAATGGCTTCAAGTGAGCGGATTCCAGCAGTCCATGCTCTATCAAGTCTTCTAGTTGCGCCTGGGGTTTTTTATGATTACGCCAAGAAAGAAACTGAAACACATCGGCAAGATGTCTAAGATCAGCATTCAAATCTACTAGAATATCACCATCAGACTCTCTCATGTACCTTCCTACAGGTTCTTCCTCTTCCACATGTTTCAAAAATGTAAATATTTCACGCGTAATACTGTCGGATATTTCCGTTTCCTCAGGACAATACATGAAATAGTTTTTGGGGCACCCGCCGTAACCTTGACCATACTCCATAAAGGTTTCAATCGTCTCGGAACACTTCATAAGCCATTCTAAATCGTCGCCCGTTAGGACCAAGGTTTCCGTCTCTAGCAACTTGCGGAATCGTTTGTAATTATCCTCTGCCACACACTTACGCAGAGACGGAGAACGCTTTATCAAACATTCAATCACCTTCTTTTCATAGAGACCTTCCGCAAATTTCACCGCCTTGTCTAACAAATCCGACACATCATGAACAAAATTTGCACCTGGCATGTTTCTACTTAGGCACATGATTTTACGGTTTTAGACAGGTGGTTAATTTCCACCGGGGTACTAGAGATGGAAGCAAAGGCTCCCGAAGCACCGAGTATTACGCCGTTGTTAGTCACGCTCGTGATCCTCACACTGGGTCTCGTGCTTGCGTTTTACTCCACCTATCTAAAACAGATCGGGACCAATTTTGCACAGCATCGCTGTAATCCCGCCTTCATGCCTTTCGCGTCACTATTTGGTTACGATACCAGCGAGAATTTCCAATTCTGTCTCGGGGCTATCTTTCAGGGCCGCGTCGCCGAAATCTTTGCACCCATTTTCAAGCTTCTAGAAGGATTTGCGAGCATTCTGAATACCGTTACGAATGTAGCCCTCGGTATTCGCAAAATGTTTAGTAACTTCCTGCTCACTGTCAATGGCTTCATAGCAAACGTACGAGACCGCATTGAAGCCCTTATGTTTCAGGTACGGCTACTGTTGATGCGCATGAAAGAGCTGATGGGCAAGGTGTATGGAACTATGTACGCCACGATGTGGATGGGGCTCAGTGGCATTTCCGCTGGCAAAAATATGGCCGAAAACGACCTCGTCAAGTTTATGATGGAGTTCTGCTTTGATCCCGCTACACCCGTGTTGAAGGCCGATGGCTCCTGGGTTCCCATTTCGGCGCTAACCCTCGGCGACATCTTGGCACCTACCGCAGCAAATCCTACACCGACGGTAACGAGCATCTTTAGCTTTGACGGGGCGCAGACACCCATGGTGCGTATCGGCGACGTGTCCGTTAGTGCATCGCACTACGTTCAGTACCGTGGACATTGGTTGGAGGCAGAAGACCATCCCGACGCTGTTCCTACAGCGAGTCTCCCCGTCCTGTCGTGTTTGAATGTCTCCGGGCACGAATTCGTCGTGGGTCGTGCAGGGCTGGTGGCCGCCGATTATGACGAGCATGAGGATTCCGCGACGGTGGCTGCCACGCAGCGGCTGGCGGCGGGGGCTTTAAATGGTGTTGGGTCTAAAGAGGCCTCATGTGGGCCTAAAGACCCAGTGGTGGAGGATTACAGCCTCGGCCTAGCTCCTACAGCCTCTGTCCGCATGGCGGATGGCAGTTGGCGCCGGCTTTGCGACATTGCGCTCGGCGACGTCGTTTGGAATGCAGGGGCGGTTAAGGGTATTGTATGGGAACAATGCGACTCGGTGATTCAATCTCCAGCCGGGTGCATGGCGGCGGCGCAGCTCGTGTTTTCTCCGTCAGCGATGGCGTGGGTAAGAGCGGCGCACATCTTTCCTCGCGATAGTGGCAGCGCCTTACTGCATCTCATTACCGAAAGAACGGGAGTCCTGGAAATCAAGGGCAAGGGACAAGCCTCCCTCTTCGTCCGTGATTACCGTGAAGTAGCACTTCCGGATATGGAAAGCGCTTATCAAGAGGCATTTGAGAGAAAAAATGCACAACAGAAGGTAGAATGTGTGAGAACGCCGCCGCTTGTTCCAAGCTAATGGGCCCACGGATCCAACAGAAAGACCGCTCATCCTCCGATTACGCGGCCTTTATCAGTGCTCGCACCATCTATACCGAAACAGTTGTTACCTATAATGGCGCCTCACCTTATACTCCCAAGTTCAAGTCCAACGCAGACTATATGAAATGGAAGCGAGTAACCGCGAATCTGTATTCCGTCGCCCCTGCAAATCTTCCAGTCGTGCGAACCTGCAGCGGCTGTGGGCAGTGAACTTTCCCAAAAAATTGAACTTGTGCCGGTTGTCCCAACACTCGGCACAATGCATCTTATACTTACTGCGTCGCGACAAGCCGACTCTCTGGTGATTCGTGTACAACCTCCTTCCCTTCCTCCTACGTCAGCCGTGCCTAGCAAGCACGCTTGTTTCTTAATGGATACAAGCGGCAGCATGTCGGAAGAGGGCCGCATCAAAGCACTCATAGATACGATGAAACTTCTTATAAATAAGAAACCCGATTCCTACCGTTTTACCTTCATTTCGTATTCCTCTATCGCCAACGTGATTGCCTTGGCGGAAGCCGACCCCGCCCCTTTGCTGGCAGCAATAGACCGATTGAATGCTACAGGAGGCACCAATTTGGAAGCGGCGGCCTTACAACTTCAAGAGGTGGTGAAATGTGGAATTCCGATAGATGCCATCGTTCTATTTACAGACGGTCATGTGAACGAAGGCCATATAAAAAAAAGCACCGGCTTTCTGAGCTTGCTTCGCAGCATTCTTCCTGTCATTCCACCGATTCATACAATCGGCTGCGGTGCGAATTACAATCAGCAGTTTCTGAAGGCAGTGTCCGAGGAAACACGTAGCATTCACTTTTATGCTGACGCAGGGGAAACACTCCCCGCTGTTGTCGCCGACATCCTGGAAGGCATGCGAACCGAAATTGGCACCAAGGCCCAGCTCCCGATTCCCGACGGCTGGATTAACGCCGAACACGGGAGGCAGCTGGATCGCACCGTATCCCTCGGTCACTTGATTGCCGACCATACACAGTATATGGTGCTCAAACAGGTGATTGAATCGGCGACCTCTCCGACCCTCACCCTCACCTACGTGCCGAGTGGAAGCGAGGAGATAGTCTCCACCTCTTGTGCTGTTTCCGATGAATTGACCCCGGTTCAGATGGCAGAGCAAATCGCCCGTGTTCGTATTGCCGGTGTCTATAACGAAGTATGGGACTTGTTGGAAATGAACAATCATGCCGAAGCGCTTGTAAAACTGACGGGGCTATCTGTGGAGCTGAATGCATCTCTTGCAAAAAGCACGCCCTTTCTCCTCACGGCAATGGCGCAAATAGACGAAATGAAGGAGTCTATGGTAGCGCCGCCTACTCATGGTGGTCCCATGGGTCCTCCCTTTGGTGGTCCTATGGGTCCTCCCTTTGGTGCCCCTGCCCTTGTTAGGAATGGAGGCCCGCCCCAAATGATGCACACACTCTCCATCCCTGGTCCGCCCGTCTTATCCCGTCTTGCTTCCAATACGGTGGCTCTGACAACGCAGCGAGGCTTCTTCAGTCGTACCACATCCGGCCCTCCTGACCAGACCATTACCTTTAGCAGTCCCTCACAACAGCGAGCGCAACGGGATTTGACGCAGTCTTATGAGATGGACGACCCGTCAGCCGATGCTGTTAATGTAGTCACAACCTAATGCGATTCAGTCAGTTAGAATTTACCTTTTTCTATAGAAATGAGTGTATCCGAAAAGCCTATTGCTCAGCGGCTCAAGGAAGTGATGGAAGTCATGACAAAGCTGACGAAGGATCTCGGACTCCCCCTACAGTCTCCCGAAGTCCAGGAACTCAAGGGTCACTTGGACGCCTATGTGCGAGACGGAACCGTGTGGGAAGGCACCGTAGATTTTTCAGCGTATGGACGCAAGGCTATCGTAAACTTGCCCAAATCCGCCACTAAGACAATTGAGGTGATGCTTAAAGCTCTGCATGTTCCAAAACGTAAGTAAAACTCTCCTCGTTCAAGTAGGAGATGTCCAAGTATATTGATGGAACACGCATTGTCTATTTTGACGATTCCAACGGCAATCTCACCGTTCCTAGTACCTTGAACGTGGGATCCCTATCAACTGGCTCGGTGCGTGTTAGCTCTATTGCGACACAGACCGCCAATGTATCAACTCTAACGACAACGACGCAAACGGGGTCTAGCGCCAGCATCAGTTCTCTGACGACGAATTTTGTATCAACAGGGCGCGTTCTCATTAGCTCCATAGTTGGAAACAACGTCAGCAGTACAACAAGCCGCAGTGGCGCAGCCTTTGTAACTTCACTTTCTACACCTATCCTAAATGTAAGCAGCCTTACAACTCCTGGAAAACTAACCATAAGCAGCATTCGTAATGATGAAACGGTGACGACCGGATTTCTTCATTACAATCTTTCTACAAATGAAGTCGTGTATAATGCACAAGGCGGAAGCGGAGGAGGAGGCACCTCCGCACTTGTGACCGCCTCCACCATTCTTGCTACAGAGTCTCTGATCGCTCCTACGCAATTCTATGCACAGGAATTGTATACAAATGCCGCATATGATTTCACAAAATTTTGCACACAATTTACAGCCACCGGTCCCTCTGCACTCTGGTGCGGCATTGCTGTATCAGCAACAGGTCAATACATGACCGCCATTGATAACGGGGCAACCTATCCTGCAGGAGGCTTCATCTATTCATCGTCCAATTTCGGCTCCACCTGGAATCAGGTTGCCTCTCAACAAGGATGGGGGCAAGTTGCGATGAACGCAACAGGACAGATTCAAATCGCCGCAGTCGGTCTAGGTCCCTATGGTTACAATGGCCAAATATATAGGTCTACAAATTACGGTGCCACATGGTCTGTTCTTGCAGGCTCGTTCTACACTTTTTGGGCCAGTCTCGCTGTCAGTGCTTCAGGTCAGTATATGGTTGGCACCGACCACTTCTCTGGATTTAACACAAATGGATACGTATACACCTCCTCCGATTTTGGAATTACATGGACACGTCTCACAAGCTTACCCTTTGTTGTGTTGGGGCCTATACGTGTATCCGCATCCGGTCAATATCAAACTGTCACAGGCCAAGGAATTCCCCTCTACAGATCCAGCGATTATGGCCAAACATGGTCCTCAACAGGAACTACGGATCGTTATGCTGGAGTTGCTGTATCCGCGAGTGGTCAATATCAAACAGCAACGTCCTTTACCTTTGACGGTGGTTCTGGCTCTATCTACGTCTCTGCAAATTACGGTGCAACATGGACAGTCTATGGCTCCACCGGCATCATCTATAGACAACCTGCTATATCCGCATCTGGCAGATATCAAGCAATCTTTGTAATAGACTCTGGAATGTATTACAGTAGTAATTATGGTGTAACCTGGACATTTATCGCATCTCCCAACGTATCCTTATATGGCATTGCCATGTCCGCCGCTGGAGATTACGTAGTGGTTGTTGCACGGGACCCGCAACAACGCATCTATATCAACTCTCTGCCGCTTCTTCAAGTGGCCACAAATTCCTTGACAGCGTCCAACGCCGTGATTAGTTCACTTACAGCGTCCAATGCGATGATGGGTCCACTTACAGCATCTGATACGGGTGTTAGTTCACTTGTAGTAGCCAATAATGTCGTAGTAGGTGGAACTATACTCAGTCAAACCACACTTAATACAAATGTGCTGAACCTATCGGCCTTTGCGCAGTCTTTTTCACTGGTAAATAATCCAGGCACCTTCAATCTCACTTCGGCTGTTTCCGCAACGGGTCAATATCAACTGGTCGGCACCAGCACGTTTTTGTACGTCAGTTCCAACTTTGGCAGTACCTGGACACAAGTGGCAACTGATAGGGACTGGGCGGGAGTTGCGATCTCTGGAACTGGCAATTTCATGTATGCAACTGATGCAACATCCTCTACCGGTAATCTCTATAGAAGTACAGATTATGGTCTTACGTGGGTGGTTGTTCCCTCCTCCCCTGGTGCAGGTGCTTGGTTGTATGTAGCAATTAGCGCATCAGGTCAATATGTTCTTGCATGTGGTCCTTCGTATTACTATCTCTCTTCAAATTATGGAGCAAGTTTTAGTCAAGTTGAGAATTATTCCACTGCGAGTTTAGGGTTTATTGCTATAAGCGCCACGGGTCAGTACATGATGATACGTACACTTGGCGGCAATGTCGTAAGCAATAATTATGGAGCCACATGGACGGCTATATCTCGCACTAGTTATGGTTATGCGTTGGCTATTTCTGGAACAGGGCAATATCAAATGGCAGCAGATAATCCAACAAATACTCTATATATCAGTTCCGATTATGGGGCGACCTTCACAGCTTCACTTGTGGGGGCCAATTTTTGGTCCTGTGCTATAGATTACACTGGCCAATATCAAGTTATTTCACAAGTTGGAATAAATAAATATTATTCAGTAAATTATGGTGTGACATGGACTGTCGTAGCCAATATAGACCCAGCTCAATCTCGCAATGTCTCTATGTCGGCAAATGCGCAATATCTTCTTATACCCAATACAAACGGTCCGTTCTATCTCAATCGCAATTCCGTTTGGTTTCCTGCCGGAATCAGCACGGCCACGGCGCAAGTCAGTTCGCTCACCACAAATTCTATTGCCACGAGTGGTTCGTTCTTTGTTAGTAGTCTCCGTACTGATCCTGCGTTGACCACCGGAATTGTTCGGTATAATTCCACAACGAAGGAACTCATTTACAATGAGGTGGGAGGAGGTGGCACACAAAGCACCATCAGCAGTTATCAGAATGCCTACGTCAGTAGTTTAGGAATCAACTGTAATTCACCACGGTTTGTGCTAGATGTGAATGGAACTGGCAATTTCATTTCCACCCTTACTCATTTTGCTAGCATCAGTACAGCGAACATCAGCACAGCGAATATTAGTACGGCTTTTATTAGTTCCGCACAAATTGGCTTCTTGGGCGCAAGTTCTTTTACAGCAAGTTCCATCACGTCTTTCAATACTTCCACCGTGAATGCAACGATTACAAGTTCATTAACATTTAGATATCCATATTTTAGTTGGCTAGGCCAAGGAACTGCCAATAATTTTGTACAAACGTCAGCATTATCAAATTTGAATATATCCTCTGGTCTCTTCACACTGGAATGTTATTTTAATCCTACTGTCACAAATGCAGAGTGGGGCACGATTGTGTCCTTGAATAATGGAACAACAACGCCTGGAAATGAGTTTCGCATCGCTCAACGAGTTTTCAATTTAGGATTTGGTATGCTATTTCCAATTACTTCTGGGACTACGGCTGGATTATCCAACATCACAAATACTTTACCACTAAATTCTTGGTATCATATAGCACTTGTGCGCACATCTGCAACAAATCTATTCCTGTATTCAAATGGAACTGCAGTACTCAGCACAACAAGTGTTAATTATAGTCAAAATCAAAACATGCAATTACAAATTTTTCGTGATCCTTTTAGTGTTGGCAATGATCTTGGGCAAGGGTATATTCAAAGTGTGCGATTCACAGCGGGACAAGCCTTATATACAGGCAATTTCACACCACCCACGCAGCAACTTACACGAAATAGTGTAGGAACAAGTGGAACGGGAGCAGCGTCACAAATTACAGGAACAGTTGCATTCTTAGGCGGGGTAACGAGCACCTTTACAGATGTAGGTCCTTATTCACTCGCTCTCACAGCAGGAACGTCAAACACGACAACCAACATAGTGCCTTCCACCTTCTCCAGTATTTTTCTTACAACCTTTGGAAACAACCTCGGCATCAATTGTAACGCACCTTCGTTTACATTAGACGTCAACGGTTCCGCAAATTTTAATGGAATCGTAAACATGGACAATCTGCCTGATAATAACGTCTTAATCAATTCAGCTGCACAACAGATACTTCTAAGCAACACTAACTCGACATACATGTACATGCAAGCACCAGGCAACCGAATCCGTATCGGCGGCTACAGCAATACCTCAGGAATGCCCTTTACGATCAATGAAAGCGGTGGAAATGTTGGAATCAACTGTAATGCTCCTCAAAACACACTAGATGTAAATGGAACAACACGAATTCAAAGTGATAGAGGGATTCTTACATTTCAAGGTACAACTGACACCGATTCATTATACATACGATATCAAAAATCAACACTCTTAGGACTCGTAGGCTGGTTTGGATTTGGTGTTGGAGGAACTGAGTTTTCAAGCTTTTTTGGAATGACAACCCCTGCCAGTACGAATATTGTTTTTTTGCCAGGTGGCTCAGCAGCAACCAGCCCTCCCTTCTATTTGGGATCTAACAGCCGTGTAGGACTTGGTACATCAAATCCTTCTGTTCAACTTGATTTAACCACAGATGGTGCTCGCAAATTAACCACAAATACATGGACAACAGGGTCTGACCAACGAATTAAAAAGAATATTTCCTCTGCCAACATCGATCTTTGTTATTCCACCCTCAAAGCCATTGACCTAAAATATTTTGAGTGGGACACATCTATTCCTCAATTATCCACTATACAAGATCATCATAGTCTTGGATTTATTGCACAAGAAGTAAAAACTGTCTTCCCAAAGGCAGTCACATTTGATTCCAATATGGGATTTTCTGATTTTCATTCTCTCAATGTAGATCAACTCTACAAAGCGCATTATGGAGCAACGAAAAAACTCATAGACATTGTGGAAACGCAATCCACACAGATTGCCCAACTCCTCAGTGATAATAGCACACTCATTAGCTATATACCTCAACTCGCGAGCACTCTCAGAGGTTAATTACTATGCAATTTTGTATACTCATATGAGAGACCATAGGACTCTCATATTAGGTTCTAGCACCTCTTAGCTAGAAAACAGCATCCCTCCTCGCCCTCCAAACACCTTGAAGACGTTCCAATTTGTTACATAAGCGTACAGATTCATGCTCGGTGTCGCCGTTCCACTGCGATTCTTCTTCAGCGTCATATACATTTCCTTGTGCGTGAGCTTGTCCCAATTCGCCGCGCCACTCGGTCCGTACGACAACCGTCCCATCTTCTTTCCAAAAGCATACGCGTACACATACCGATTAATAATCGCCGATTTTGTGTAATACTGCGACGGCACCACGCCACGGAAGAAAGACCCCCCGTCGTGCACAAACCGTTCAAACGTATTGTACAACAGCGTCGCTTCCTGCAGCGGTTCGCTCATAGAATCTCTGAATCCCGGTAGCAGATGATATTGTGTCGCTTCCGTTCCTGTCAACACAGCGTCGGGCCACCAGGGAATCGCACACGGATTGACCGTTGCATATGGCGTCAAATAAGGTCCCAAATCCTGTGTAAAGAGGAACCACGCATTGTACGTTTCTGCCTCGGGTCGCTGAAAGACCCAAAGCAGCTCCTTGACGGGATTGGCATACGGAACTTCAAAGCGCAGCATCTGCTGTCCCAACGTAGCCTGCGGTGCTATTGCCTGATGCTGCTCCACATGATAAGTCAGTTCCGCCGACCGAAACGCCTGTGCTTCATAGGGATCCAGCGAAATGTATTCAATCATCGCATACGCCGCCGTAGGAGAAAACCTGATGGGGAATTGGAGTCCTGGAATAATAGACGCATTCGTGCCCCTCGTCCCCTGCGCCTCACTCAATTGACTTACGATGATGGGGGATGACGCATTGGATTTCCACCATTGTGCGCCGGTGATGGGCAGCATTGCCCCCGTAAAACTTGCTGGAGCGGTGGTCGCCATGGGTCTTGCTTCCGTATAGTAAATCTGATTGAGCGGCCGAAACGTGACATGCACCCGCACAAGGTCTGACGACAAGGCGTCAATCGGCAGAGCGTGACTGTAGACACC